GTCATCTAGAAGCACAAACACAGGATCCACTCGCCCGTACCGAATCAACTTTTGCCTCTGACTCTCAATCACCTTCTCAAGCGTCTCGCGGTTATAGCACCCATGGACAAAGAGATCCGGAACATACTTGCTATAATAATGATTCCCCTCCTCAGTCGCTGACATGACCACACCCATAGGTATAGAATTTCTCTTGTGATACATGATGTCAGTCACGAGTGTGGATTTCCCCGTCCCACGCTTCCCTATGAACAAACACACCTTATCATTTCCTATTTTACTTGGATCAAACTTCCTGAGCTGCAAACTGTTCATTAGTATATCGTGACACAAAAACTAAACTTTTTTTACTCACTCCATGTAGGATGTCAGCTGGCTGGATTCAACTTGCCGCAAAAGGTGTACAGGATGAAATGTTTACTCAAAAACCTGAAATCTCCTTCTTTCGCGCAATGTTTACCAAAAAGTCTGATTTCACCTTCATCACAAAGGAGACCCCATTCATAAACTCTGTATTCCAATTTGGATCCACCCAGGTGTGCCAACTGAAAAAGTTTGGGGATGTGATTAAAAACATCACATTGAAACTCACACTCCCATCCACATACATTACCGGTACAGGCTACTCGTACCCGACACTCGCACGAGACTTTGTCCCCACATTTATGTATCTTGACTCCAAGTACAATATACTCTCAATAAATAGACCGAGACCATCCGTTGTCTACTACAACACAAATGACCCTTCTTGGCTCCCAAGCGGGGTCAGAATCCAATCCAACTTTTTCACCTTTACAACAAATTCCAATGTACCATTCATAGGATTCAGGGACACGACACACGCTGGCTTCTGGGGGTTCAAGAATTTCATCGCATTTGTAAACGGAATATACGTGTACCCATTCACCGGGCAGTCTGAAAAATCCATCATATACTCCGGGTGGGTCAATTCGTACTATCCGTACTTTAGGCCATACTCTACCAATGCAGGGATGCGGTCCATAAAAAATATAGATTTATACATCGGTGGCCAGCTCATAGAGAGTGTACCAGGTGAGTACATTATGATTTACAATGATGTCTCCGTCCCCCAAGAGAATCAAAAGTCCCTCCCACCATCTGAAAACATCGGTGTCGCAAAAAAGGATTATTATATTCTCATACCATTCTCCGTGACACGCGTGGGCCTCCCCGTGTGTGCACTCTACTCCCATGACATTGACATACACGTCACATTTGAACCCATAGACTCTCTACTCTCAAACCTCACCAGTGAACAATACACCACAGATGCGACATTCCCTGTCGCACCCACGTTCTCTGGCTACAATGGATCCGAAAAGGTTTTTCTCATCGGAAACACAATCGGGAACACACCCATAAACGAACTCGTTGGAAATGTGTCCACAGCTGTATTCGGATCAAATGTGTACATGGCCTCTGGAACAAATGTATTCACGTTCAATCTCACAACAAAGACATACTCATACTTTGACACGACCATCCAGTCACTATCCCAGTGCGTCGGTACAGGGTCTACATTTAAAGGTGTTATACAGTACACAGGGACATCATTTCAAAACATTACAGAAAATTATGACATTTCCTTTGAGACTGTGCGAGCTCCCATAAAGACACTGGGTACAAAAACATACTTGCCATGTTCAAACGGGTTTCTGATCCACGACACGATAAATCTAACCAGTATAACACCTGTACAATGTAACACCGCATCTTCATTCACCGAACTCAACTCGGACGTGTGGTTTGTAAACTCAAATGTGATTTCCGTGTACAGAAATTCCACAGTGAGTAACCTGTACACAGTCCCCAACGTTTCCCTTATTGAATCGTACACAAGTAACATATACGCGTTTGAAAATTCAAATGTGACTCTCTTGACACAGGCAACACCCATTACATTCACCGTGCCATACCCAGTCACATCAACCACATCCACATCCAATGGTCTATACATCGGTACGACATCTGGTCTCTACATGGCATCGTCTCCCACCACACTCAATGGCCCATTCCTCACACAGCCCATCCACACGTGCTACACATCAAATGGGTACGTGTACTTTTCGTATGAACAAACCACCACAATTCAGAGTGTCATCCAATTTACAGATTCTCCAACGTTTCCACCACCCACATGGAGAGAAAATACACTCAACTCCATATCAAACGTGTTTTTAAGCTCAGACTTTAACTCTAACATATTCGTGTGCCAAAATAATACTCTTTGGAAATTCACCGACGACGATGCATTCTCTGGTGGCCAGGTTACAATTAGTCCACTCAATGATACGAATGAAAAAACAGTGTACCACGATGGGACAGCACTCTACGTCTACCCCAGGTTTCAAGGGAGTACAATCTACAAATATGATGGGACCACCCTCTTCTATAACACAAATTACACAGTGGATACAGGGACAATAAACATGTACAATTCAAAAGTAACAACATTTCCATCCACATCATCCACCATTTTCCAATACAACACAACTGGGTCATTCAAATCTGATTCCTCATTCACAAAGGTCCAACTTCAGACACCAAGTTCATTCAACTCATCCGTGTCCACATCCACCGGAGTCTTTGTCTCATCCAACACAAATCTCATGTCCTTTACACAGGCTGATACACCGTCCCCTCCCATCCTCTGCGGAACCGGAGGTCAGTCTGATGATGGGTATGTGTTTTCAAATCAACGGGTCGCACGTATAAATACACTCACAAATACACTTGATACCATCTCAACATTTTCAGACTCATTTACCCTCGGATCCGTCTCACAAATTGATTCATCCAGATACCTGGTGTCAACTGCAGATACAATGAATGTGTATTCCGTTTCAGTCCTCTCTGGCCAAGTACTCAAAGTGGATCTCGGATATCCAGTCCCGAACCATTCAAACACATCCGTGACGGTTGGAACAAACATCTACATATTCCCAGACCAAAATGAATCAAATATATACGTGTTCAACTCATCAACGTCACAGACGAGTCGCCTCCCCACTCCACCACTGTACGTCACATCACTCACATATGATGGACGATACATCAATGCATTCAATGGAACCAGTACCGCGTATCGCCTTGATACGACCCTTGACACATTCACAAACCCAGACGCGTACTCATACCTGACCGTGCCTACACAGGTGTACACATCAAAAACGACCCGTGAAAACTCAAATGTCTTTATGTTCTCATCACCAAACATCAACGTGTTTCGTGGGGCCACTCAAACATTTGACACGTACCCCAACCCACTCAACACAGTACCCGTGTCCACCAAACGCTTCGGTGCCAACACATTCGTGATTGCCACCAACTCCAATGTCACACTGTACTCTACACAGTACAACACACTCTCAAATACGATGACTCTCTACAAACAGCCGCTTTCCCTTGAATACAATGGACAATCAAACGTGTACATATCATACACAGATGGAACCATCGGATCATTTGACTATTCCTCAAATGATTACACGGGAACAGGGTACTTTGTGTCCGATTCACTTTCATTGACCCAGCCAATCACACGGGTCACATCAAACGTCATACTCACAACAAACACACTCACCACACTCCCAGATAAAACAACCGTCGCACTCCCAAGTACAAACACATTTTCAATCGTCACCAATTCATATGTATTTCCATCACTTGGGTCGGAGTATATCACCAGGACCCCGACCCTGTCCGCCGTCCGATTCACAAACTTTGAAGAAAGTATATCAGACGCAGTTGAAACCACATCCGATGTCTATTTTTGTTCCAGAATCACAGGGAATGTGTATACGTCCCAAAGAGTGTACGACTCGGGTCTCAATGGCTTTATAGGTGTCCAGGCATACTCATCAAACATTTACTTTATCAGCCAGTCAACGATCCTATCATACTTTACACCCATGCGGAACTTTACAAATGTCTACTCTGGGACCACGACAAACTTTTTCGTACCCCACACATACTCATCCCTTGACAACACAATGACCGTCGGAAATTATATGATTCTCAAATCAACCAGCGCCGTTCTCAACTTTTCACAATTCCCAGAATACGTTGAAAATACGTACCCATCATACACATTCCTTGACCCATCATCAAATTCAATCGGCGCGACGGATGGGTCACTCGTCCTTGTTCTCGATGGGACCACCATCAAACAGTACGAATTACCAGTCACTGGGACGATATTTACAAAGTTTTCGTCAGATGACTCCACATTCATCTTTTGGAATTCCCAATACGTGCGATGGGCCAGTACATCTGGAAGTGCAAACCCATTCCAAGTGGACTTTGGAAACTCCACCATCCTCTCAGTCACCGTCACACCCTCGTCTTGGAATGTCATCATGTACAAGAATTCAGACCCAACGCAAGTGAACCTTCACAGGTTCATAGGAAACTCCGTGACTCCGACAATTACACAGCTCACATCACTCTTTAACAACCCATACCTCATCATCACAAATGGACAAACGATGCATGGGTTTCAAAATAACGGTGGCACAAATGTATTTTCAATTACAACAACCGGGTACGTGACCGGAACATCATCAATATTGGCTACACTACGAGGAACCCAAGGCCTCGTGTACAATAATAATGTATATCTCTCTTCCGGTGTATCGTCAGCTCTTGTGCGGGTTCAACAACCAGTCACCGACCCGTCATCCTACCAGACGATTGATTTTGCGACACCGATACACACAATGACAAGAATTGGTCAATCAAACATTGCATACATGAGCAACACATCAAATATTATACTCCAGTACAACACAACCGCACCATTCACACTCACCTCAAGTTGGTCAACGTCTCGCTTCGCTCAACCACAGTCAAATGTGTACGGAGGCATATCAAAGGGGAACACACTCACAGTACTGTCAGCCAATACTATCCAGTACTTTAACACGACAAAGCCAGCGACATTCTCATTGTATCAGTACCCATTCGTCTCAAATGTGTTTGACATGTCAGGCCAGACCCTGTCGCTCTACTCTGGATCATCTTCACCAACCACAACCCTGTTCAACACATCCACAAGAACATTTTCAAGCACACCTGGCCTCGCATATGTCACCACGTGTATAAAGGGAACCGGGAGAGTATTTTCTGGGCCCACGTCAGCCATCTACGATGGTCGCTACACCATCACATCAGACGGAGTCCAATACGACACACTCTACACGAGTACACTCCAGAGAAATCTCGGATCATACGTCGGAGTATCCTCATATGGTTCAAATGTATTTCTCGTAAATCAAGACTCGTTTGTCACATACGATGCATCAAGACGTTCATACACTGAAATTTCCATGCCCGGCCCGTGCTACGAACTCACATGGGCCAATGGATCCATTTTTGCACAATCTGGCCCAAAGATATACAAGGATACAACTGAATGGGTCACACTCCCGTCAAGTGTACAAGCTACAGACTCTGCTCTCATCGGTACAAATATCATATTTACGACACAAGGATTAATCTCAAATGTGAATACCATAACACCATTCGGGTCATTTCTATTCGTGGATCCAAAATTCGGGTCACGAGTGGTGGCGGATTCTTCTCAATATTACCTCCCATCAAGCACTGACTTGACACTGTGGAGGTCAGGACCCAACTTTACGACCCCCATCACCGGAGTATTTGGGAGCACATGGATCCTGGGCTCAAATGTGTATGGAATTACACAAGCAAACACCTTGTACATCTACGACTCTTCATACTTTGCCCTCTCACAGGTGACTGTACCCGATACCACATCGTACGCAGTGGTTCACAATGGACAACTCGTATACATTACAAATTCCTTCCCCTTTGGAAACCCAGTCCTGGCGCTCTCTGTGGCCTCATCAACCGTAAACGCATTGTGTAGTGATGGTGTGTACTATACATACAATTTGAATACACAGTCAATCACAAATTCAATATTTATCGGTGCAGTGGGGAAATCCTTGTACCCATTTGGTACATCTGTATTTGTCACCTCATTGACAAATACAATCAGGTACCCCCTCTCAAGCACACAGGTGAATCAATACGACTTTTCAGAACTCGGAATCATACGTGGAATTACATTTGACGGGAGATTCATATACACATTGTCAAACCCGATATACATAGTTGATACACGGGCACAAGTGCTCCGCTTCGTGCGCCTTGATCGCAATCAACCACAATTTTCACCCACTACAGGATTTTTCGACGGACGATACATAAACTTTGTCGGAACATCAAACATCCTCCTTGATCTGTACCCGTGGACCTCACAACCGGTCCTGAGTGCATCAATCATCACTGAATCAGCGTACCTTTCGGATAAAGAGGTAACCTGGATGAAATCTCGCCCCCTTGACTATCTGATTACACAGATTCAACAGTCAAAGATTGATGGGAGTGGATATTTTACAGTTGATTTATTCAACCCCGTCAAGGAAATTTTCGCCATGTCCAACACATTCACAGAGTTTGAATTGTACCTCAACGGAAACCTCAAACACCAGAGTGGACCACATTACATGTCAAATATCTCGGTACTCCAGTACCATTCACGAATGCCAACTCAATTCAAAAGTCTCCTGCACCCACTCAGTTTTTGCATTTCACCAGAGTCCGATGACCCGACAGGACACGTGAACATGAGCAGGGTCAAGGAAAAGGTGTTTCGTTTGACGTCTGATCAAACAACAGTCTACGCAACAAGTTACAATATTCTCAGGGTCCGCGATGGGATCGGAGGCCTCATTTTTAATGCTCGTTTTACATAGGACGCATGGCAAAGCATGATACATATTTTTACAAGGACATTCAGCCCTCCCCAGAAATTTCGTTCCAGTACCTCAAGATACCCATTGAAGAGTTGGCTGTGGTCGGTGATGTCATTGTTATTGATGTTCCGAAGATGGGTGACTTTTTAAGAAATATGTACTTTGACATGGGACAAAACACACTGGAGAACCTGGAATACTTTGAAATCCTCATGAGCCAGACTGTCATCTTCAGATTTACAGGGGAGTATATCCACATGATGAGAACACTTTTGACCCCGGAACAGATGAAACCACTCGTGGACAATGTCGTCACTCTACCAATCGGGACCATACCAGTCCCATATGAAATGAGAATTCGTGCAAAGATTAATTCAGCCACTGGCATTCAAAAAGCACAACTCGGACTCTCAGCCGAGTTTGGGTACATAAAAAAGGCGGCCAAGGAATTTGGAACACTCATAGAACAAATGCAACTCGTCTCATCGTACGAGTCCAAGATTTTCCTGGACTTTAAGCATTGTATCAAAGAACTCTTCATCGTGACTCAGGATACGGACAAAAGTGGATTTGATTTTTCAGAACTCTCTCGCATCAAACTTGAATTGAATCAGCATATCAAGGTGGATGAGGATTCGGACTTTTTCAGGTTTATTCAACCAATGATATACCACACATCGTACCCAAGTAATGATTCACAGCCATTTTACGTCTACTCCTTTTGTATAAATCCACAGGATATCAAACCATCAGGGAGTGTAAACGCATCACGGATCAACTCTATGGTGCTCACACTCACATTTCCAGACACTGTCCAAAAAAATGTCAGGGTGTACGCAAAGTCATACAACTATCTCTATATAAAGGATGGTATCGCAACATTAAAATACATAATATAGTAGAATGGAACAAGCTCTTGTGGATGTGTTGACACCCATTATGGAATCATCCATTGTACTCGCATCACATTACGCAAAGTCTTCAGGGCGCGACGTCGTCACGGGTACAGACTTGGAAATTTCACTCAAATACCTTGCACAGCACGAGGTTGGGACACATATAGGAACCCTATTTCCAGAGATTTACGAGGATTCAGAGAGCGAGGACAGTGTTGAAGAGGTGGATGAGGAAAATACACCAGAATTCACATGGTATTCAGGTGAGGACGACATGTGCAACAAGATGAATAAGGCGTCAGAGACGTGGGAAACATGGGAACCGACGTGTCCAGCTGAAATCCTCCTCAGAAGAGCCATAGACTCTTTTGGAAAAAAAATGTAATATGATACTAAATGTCTGCCCTTGTGTCCATCGCCTCTATGATTGAGTCTCAGTCTCTCAACGCCGTCATTGCTGGTTTCAGCTTTGCATCCGCTGTTGCCTGGATGGATGTCGTCCGCTGGATCATTGGTCAGGTGGTGAATGTCAACAAGAATGGTGGCAATTATTACCTTCTGACCGCCCTCATGACCACCGTCCTCGCTGTCCTCGTCTTTATTATCATCAAGGCACTTTCCAAGAATGTTGACATTACCCAGACCCAGCCGGTGTACGCTGTGACCCGGTAAACTTCCAGTAAAGTATACCACACAGTGCCAAGATGATCAGAACATACACAAACTTTGGGACCCCATGTGACTTTTCAACCGGTGGGGGGATGGCGTCTTGAATCATCCGCTCAATCTTTTTAATCGTCAGGTCCTCTTCAATATTTTCATCCTCAACCTCATTACTCTTGCGACACGTAAATCTCAAGAGAAATGAATTGTACCCTTGACCATTAAAATTCACTGGTGTTCCGTCAGATTTTAACCACTGTACGGTTAAACGGCTCACACGTGGAATTGAACTCTCATATGTGATACCATATGTGTAGGTCCATGTATCAAACCCCTGCCCAATCACACCGAATGTCCTGTCACTGTCGTTACACAACATCCCATCTGTGCGCAACTCTTCAATGTCCAGCATGAGCACGTCATCACGTGTGGTCAAGTCTGCACCCGTGTCCGAAAATACAATTTGGCCATTTATGAAATTTTTGTACAGGGTTGTTGAATGGTCAACGGATGTGTACGTGGCGTTGGAGAATCCGAGTCTCTTCTGAATCTCTTCTGTATTGAATGTCAGTGTGAATGATTGGTTCGTGTGACCAATGATAAACACATTTGTTTCGCTACGGTATGTGACTATGAGGGGCGACATGATTGTGGTGATGACATTTGCAAGAAGTTCTCCCGTGTATCGTCCATTTGGTATACTATATTGAGTCGTCCCATTGAGTGTTATACAATTTTTACCCTCTGTAATATTGTACTCTGTATTCCTTGGGACAGACACTGTCAACAAATCCACCTTTTGCACATTTCGCAAGTGTCTCTGTAAATCAACCGTGTATGAAGATCCCTCCCCCCGTGCGTACACATAATACTCCATTCTTATAAGGATACCAACAAAATAACGAGTACAAGAACGATACCAAGTATGTAAAGTATAGGAATCTTCTTCATCGGAATCATCTCCTCTTCGTATTCATCCCTGTAGTCCAACGTATGTGCACGTAATACGATTGAATTTCGCTCCAGACCATTAAATGGGAGCATATTCCCATCCGCGTCAGTCCACCGTATCGTTAACCGACTCAATTTTGGTATAGGACTTTTGAAAAATACTGAATATGAATAATCTGACTGTTCTTTAAATGTTTTTATGCTCCCACATGGGACGTCCATAGGTATGGGTCCAAATGTTCTCGTCACATGTGCACCCACAAATGCATCCGTGCGGAGTTCATCTATGTCAAGGAGTGCATACTGAGAAGTTGTCAAGTTGATATCCGTCGTAGATGACGCTATATACCCTGTATAATATTGACCAAGTGGGTGTGATTCAGATTTTACAGACGTCACCGTATTCTCAGTAAACCCAAGTCGTTGTTTAAGCTCTGGGGTATTGAGTGTCAATGTAAACTGTGAGTTGAGGTTTGAAAAGACAAAGAGACCCTGGTATGATAATGGGACATAATCACACATATGGGGTATAGATGTCGTAATTGCCGCCGCCAATTGTACTGCGTTGTATCCACCAAGTGGTATCGAATAGTCCACATCGTCACATGTGATGATATTGTTCCCTTGTGTGATATTAAAAAGAACATTCGGGACACTTGCACTTACGAGATCTATCTGTGTCACATTTTTTACATCCGATTTGAGTGTTACAGAGTACGCATTGCCATACGGTGTATTTCTGTCTATAGAGTCTATGAATAGATACTGAATCATTCCTGTGGTTCACGAAGATTAATTTTACTCTCGTATGACAATAGAATGTCGGGGTTCTTACTCAGTGGATACCCATTTCCGTTTCCAACGAGTATAACATTCGTCAAAGAAGTTCAATATCTCAACGATTCAATCAATCTGCTGTGGTCAAATATAAATGCCCTCGGTGGGGGTGGTGGAACATTCTCCACATCAAATATTGTAACAAATGCACCAAATTCCTATCTGTGGAACAGTAAATCAAATATATTCATAGGCACACTAAGTACATCAAATGTGACTATAGGTTCAGGTGGTTCAGTGAACCTTCAAGGGAACGTGTGGTACAACGGGTCCCTCGTTTCAAATGTGACACAGTTGAATGCAGTCGCAGCAAACACAGTGGCTCTCCAAACTGCAAATGTGACACTGATCACTTCTAACATTGTGTCCAATGGGGTCGCAAACAATTACTTGTGGAACAGTCTCCAAGTGTCCTCAAATGCGTTCTTGTTTACAAGTGCAGCCAATGGGTCCAATGTGTACATTGGGAATCAAGGGGCCGGAAGGGTCAACCTTCAAGGGAACGTGTGGTACAATGGGTCCCTCCTGGTCAGTGGTGGGGGAGGTGGTGGTACCACTTCCAATGTCCCACTGATTGCCTCTAACATCGTGGCCAATGGGGCCTCAAACAATTACTTGTGGGACGTG